AGGTGATGTGGTGCCAAGCCTTTTTGCTATCTCCGTTTGCGTCATGACAGCGCAAACGCGTTGTTTGATGGTTTTTGTCATATCAGGACCTCAGTTGTTGAAAACCAAGATTACAATATGAAAATATTTTTTTCAATGCTGATTGAAAATAATCTTTGCAATGCGGAATGAAAGGCTACCTTGTAGAATGGAAGACATGAAAACAGCACCTCATGAAGCGTTTGCCTACCGACTTCAACTCGTTAGAGATGAGTTCGGTTGGAACATGTCAGATATTGCCAGGAGAGCGATGGTTACTCCCCAGGCTGTACAACAGTGGGCAAAAGGTGAATCAGCTCCGAGAGGGGAAAGGCTGAAACGTCTTGCCGCTGCTACTGGAAAGCCAGAGCATTGGTTCTTCATGCCCCCTGAGGCAGGTGATGATGCCGTCAGCGCGATCTCTGCTCCGCGGGAGTTAGATGAGAAAGAAACAGCCTTGCTCGCGTTGTTTAACCAAATGCCTGAGGCGGAAAAGCTTCGCCTTATAGTCCATGCAAAGACCACACTCCAAGAACTCGACCTCTTAAAGGGTGATGTGTTAAGCATTATCCAAAGCATTCAGAAATAATCGCCACCTCCTGATTTTCAATGCAGCCGTCTATTGGCTGCATTTTGCCGCCCTTTATTGAAAATATTTTTTTCATTTCTCTTGTCAATTACAAAAGTTATTTGTATTGTTACCCCATCGACAACAAGCGCACCGTTGTCAGGTTCAAGTTACGTTCCGCCAGCCTGGCGACAAGGGCAAAAGGGGATTGAGATGAAAGCTAACCCAGCAGTACCCAATAGCGGTTGTGCCGTTCCTATGCGCAACCAGCGTACCGGCGCAGCATGGCTGGTCTCTTTTAACTACATAGAAGGCACTTACTGGCATGAACCGCAGGGCAACCTGCGCCACATTCGCCGCCCGTACGCCTCCCGCAGTCTGGAGCCGCATCTGGTTCCCGCCGGAACGGGGATGCATTGATGGGGACTTTATTCGCACTCGTCCTGACCATCGGCATGACAAATGGTGAATTTCAGGATGTGGTTCTCGATGTCTATGACAGTCAGCAGCAATGCGAGCAGGCCGCCATTGACCAGAAGGTTTCGGGGGATTGCTACCCGGTAGAACAGATCGTCCGCAGCGAAGAAGTACCAGCGGAAACCACGGTTAAGTTCTGAGGAGTGATTATGCAGACCAAATGCGGTTATTGCGGCAAGCCAGTTGAAGGTGAGCCGGTAAAAAGCGAGCTGATATTCCTCCAGGGTAATCGGCTGGCGCGGAAAGAAAAAGAGTACTGCTCTGAGCGTTGCGCCTCGCACGACCAGATGGCCCACGAAGCCTAATTAAATTATCTGAAATATCGCACCAAACGAAGCGCCCGTTATTTGGGCAGGGATTCTTACAACCTAAATTCAGGAAACCGGAAAATTATGAAAGTTATTACCGTTAATTTAAACATCAAGGCAATTAACAAAGAGATCGCGCTGTTCAACTGCGATGAAAAATTCTCTGGCATTATTCATTCCACCTCAAACGGAGCAACCACTGTCGTCCTTGATGGTGGATACATCCTCGGCGAGTTCGACTGCCCGCACTGCGCTGTGACTGAGCTCTCTCTTCTCTCGGCCAACATCACCACCGGTGATAAAGCTGGGTTTGGCGATTACCGCAACTATAAGCAGGAATTCGCGGGCCGTATTTTTAAAACCATCCATTAAGCGAAAGCCCACACAAGGTGGGCCTCCCCGTCCGGTAACACCGACCAAAGCGAACCGGACTTTAGCTAAATAACCTCAGGCGGTTTGAATAGTCGCTTGGGATATTACATCCAAAATGAGGATCTGACATGGAATATTCTCACTTAATTCCGGCAACGCAGAAATCAGGAAAGCCTGACGCTTATATCTGGTTTACCGCCGCGACTAAATCACGCGCCGCGCTGATGCTGGATGTCGCGCTGGAAGATGCAGGCATCGAAACTGGCCGCGGTAAAGACTACGGCAAACCGATTCGCACAGACATGCCGGTTGTGGACGACCTGCCTGAAGAAGGTGTCGTCTGCTTCGAGTTCTGCAAGCGCTATCAGCTGGCCGACGACCAGCGCACATGGAGCGTGATCCCCGGCGCCGCCTCTCAGAGCGAAACCACCATCGTCCTGGACAGCGCCACCAGCGATGAGAATCAGCCGGTCGCAGCGGTAACCGCCACTGATACTCCTGATGAGCCTTATTGGTATGAGAACGGCCTGCGGGTACTCAAAAACGGCGATGAGTTTACTCGTTACGCGGTTTGCAAACTGCCATTCCGTCAACAACTGCTGGCTCAACTGACGGTGGACGAACTGCGCCATCATGTCACCCGCGGTGAACATGCGGAACTGTATGCGCTGGAGATGGATACCGACAATAGCTATGTCCAGACGCTTCTGCTTGCTGCTGAAAGCTGCTCTGAGATTAAGGCTTTCGATACCAAAGACCTGAGGCGCTATACGAATGCTATTCGAAAAGTGTTCAGCATGGATAAGCGCCATGAATTGGCTCTGCTGCTGCAGTTCACTAAAGCCTGGGTAGCCACCCCATATATCGACCGCGGGATCCTGACGCGCGAATGGGCCGCAGGTAATCGCATCAGCCACGTGCAGCGCACAGATGCAGGCACCAATGCCGACGGCGGGTATGTAACTGACCGCGGCGCAGATGCGCATCACACCCTGGACACCCTCGATCTGGAGATCGCCTGTGCCCTTCTGCCGATGGACTTCAACCATCTGGAAATCCCCGGCAGCATCCACCGCCGCGCTAAAGAGATTGTCGCGAACAAAGAAGAACCTTGGAAATCATGGAGCAAAATCCTGCGCAACCAGCCAGGCGTTCTGGCGGTCAACCGCGCGGCCATCTTCAACCTGATGCGCATCGCGCCGGAGAATATCCACCTGACGCCAGTTGTTCATCTGGAGTTCGTGAATAAGACCATGACGGCTGAGTTCTGCCAAGCGACTGAGCTTCTACCTCTGCCGTCCATCGAATCGGAAGAGGACACTCAAGCCGCCGAACAGCAAAACGCATTGCCGAAATGGGTAGAAGCCGGTGAGCAACAACTTGCTGATGAAGATGAAGCGGAAACGCAATCCCTGCCTAAGTGGGCAAATGCTGCCGACAGCCAGCCACAGGTCGCGAACCTCGGCGGCGGCATGTTCTCCATTGAAGGCCTGATGAACGAAAAACAACCAGAAAATGATGACCGTTCACCGGTTACAGAGGAGACCACCAGCGATGTGCAGATGGAAGAGACTGACCCGGCGGAAGGAGAGAGTGATAACACGTTATCTCCAGGCGAAAGCGCTGATGCAGCTGATTCGCAAACAGATGCCCTGAGCCCTTCCGAAGTTCTGGCCGCGACCGCGCCGTCGCTTTCAGCGGTTGCTGATGAAAGCGACGAAAACTCCGACGAGTGGGAGGAAATCCAAGAAGCACCAGCGCCAGAGTATCCAGCGTATTTCGAACCGGGCCGCTATGAAGGCCTGCCAAATAACGTGTATCACGCAGCGAACGGGATTAGCAGCACCCAGGTGAAAGATGCCCGGGTGAGCCTGATGTACTTCAACGCGCGCCACGTCGCCAAGACCATCCCGCGCGAAGGTTCCAAAGTGCTGGATATGGGCAACCTGGTGCATGCGCTGGCGCTGCAGCCGGAAAATCTTGATGAAGAGTTCAGCGTTGAGCCGGTGATCCCGGAAGGAGCCTTCACCACCGCGGCGACCCTGCGCGCCTTTATCGACGAACACAATGCCAGCCTGCCGACGCTGCTGAGCGCTGACGATATCAAAGCGCTGTTGGAAGAGCACAACGCCACCCTTCCAGCGCAGCTGCCGCTGGGCGCATCGGTTGAGGAAACCTACGCAGCGTATGAGCAATTGCCTGAGGAATACCAGCGCATTGAGAACGGCACAAAGCATACCGCTGCCGCAATGAAGGCCTGCATCAAAGAGTACAACGCCACCCTGCCTGCGCCGGTGAAAACCAGCGGCAGCCGTGACGCGCTGCTGGAGCAGTTGGCGATCATAAACCCTGACCTGGTGGCGCAGGAAGCCCAGAAACCAGCACCGCTGAAAGTGTCCGGCACCAAAGCAGAGATGATCCAGGCGGTGAAGTCCGTGAAGCCGGATGCGGTATTCGCTGACGAACTGCTGGACGCGTGGCGCGAGAACCCGGGTGACAAAATTCTGGTGACCCTCCAGCAGATGGAAACGGCGCTGGCCATTCAGAAAGCGCTGTACGAACACCCGACCGCCGGGAAACTGCTGCTGCACCCTGATCGCGCTGTTGAGACGAGCTATTTCGGTATTGACGAAGAGACCGGGCTGGAAATCCGTGTACGCCCGGATCTGGAAATCGACATCGACGGCGTTCGTGTCGGCGCCGACCTTAAAACCATCAGCATGTGGAACGTGAAGCAGTCCGGCCTGCGCGCCCGTCTGCACCGGGAAATCATTGACCGCGATTATCACCTCAGCGCAGCCATGTACATGCAGACCGCTGCCCTGGACCAGTTCTTCTGGATTTTCGTCAACAAAGACGAAGGTTACCACTGGATCGCCATCGTCGAGGCCAGCGAGGAGCTGATAGAGCTGGGCATGCTCGAGTATCGCCAGACGATGAACCGCATCGCCAACGCGTTCGACACTGGCGAGTGGCCAGCGCCGATCACCGAAGACTACACCGACGAACTGAACGACTTCGACCTGCGCCGCCTTGAAGCGCTGCGTACTCAGGCATAAGGGGAATGACGATGGAAAACATGAATATCGTAACCGCGGAGCAGCAGGCTCCAAACACTATCTCTGCCAGCAATGCCATCTTCAACGTGCAGGCATTAACCCAGCTGCAGGCCGTTGCCGGTTTGATGGCTCAGGCTGCTGTAACGGTTCCTGAACATCTTCGCGGCAACCCAGCCGACTGCATGGCCATCATCATGCAGGCTATGCAGTGGGGGATGAACCCGTACGCAGTGGCGCAGAAAATCC